GGTAGTGGTTTAAGTGATTCGCCTTGTGGTCCACCATTCCTTGCAACAGGAATAATTGCACCGGGCATAATTCTGACGGTGTTTGGATTAAGCACGCCATCATCAGCAGCAGTGTATACACCACTAATAGATAATGAAGCATTCTTTAATACCAATTCTAATGTTTTGTTAAGGGTTTTAATATCAGGCAGTGCGGTAATCAATGGTCCACGGCCATAAGTCTCACCAGCAATCTTCGCATAACGAGCTACGATCCAAGGAGTATGATCCATTCTACGATACACTAACTCTGTTTTTGTTTTTTTATCAATGACGTGATAGCAATAATCTCCACGTTGTTGGTCAAAGACCGTTGCCTCTATAATATCTAGCTCATCTGTTGGCTTATCGTTGATAATGCGCTTGATGTCATCTGAAATCTTTGCATCAGGCCATTGTCTTTGTACAGACTCTGCTTTAATTTTCATTCGTCTATATACATTATCTACTTGACCATGAGCGCCTTCTTCAAAAGAAACGAGAAATTGAGGTACAGGAATAAAGTTAATGGGGTTAATATCATCACCGGGTTGAACCATCATAACGGCTGTACCTACGCATAAGTCTAATAAGAACTCACCAATAGCTACATCAAAGTTAGATTGTTTAAGCGTATCAAACATTTTTTGACTATACAAATCAAGTGCTGCTTGTGCTTCTGCTTGTCTTTCTTGAGGAATGTCTGACCCTGGTGTTAATCGACACCAGTTTCTTTGAGGAGGGAATATACCTGACTGCATTCTATTAGCAAATCGTTGAGTAGAGCTAATGGCTGTAGAATCAAATACACGATTCATTTTCTTTGTACCTTGTACCCCACCATCGTAATACCCGTCATACAAATTTCTTTGTGGCAAAGCAAACTCATAAGCTTCATCGTAAAGACTTCTAAAATCTTCCTTCTTCGTTAAAGCTTTGTCATGTCTTTGTAAGACTTGCTCTGCTGTTAATCTCATCATTGCTACCATGATTATCCTTTTTTATGTCTATTTGCAAAATTACGTGCTGCCTCTTTACTACCAAAACCCCATTTCTTTAATGCAAGCTTTAACCTAGTTGGCTTTCCGTTCTCGTCTTTTAAAGGTCCAGCCATACCGCTAAAACGAGCAGCGAAAGATACACGCCTATTATCAGTGCCAGATCCTTGCGGTTTCTTAAGATTTGCCCCTTCAGTTTTTTTAAAATATTTTCTTCCTGCTTCATTAAGTCCGCCCTCTGGATTTTGATATTTTTTAGCAGTCATAGTTAAGCTTTCTTTTTCTTAGGAAAGCCAGCTTTCATCTGTGCATAAGCTTTATCAGAAATAGTTGACTTAGCTTTAGGACGGCTAATGCCTTTCTTTTTTCGTTCGTTAATATTTGCGTATAATCCTTTTGTACTCATTATGCCCACTCACTATATTGAATTCGTAAACAACCTATGTTAATAAGAAAATGAGAAATAACTTCGCCTGAATGCCACTCAGACTCAGTCCATTCAACACCAAAACTTATACCCCAGTACCAATGCCAGCTCCACATTAGTCTTCTTCTTTTTTCTCTTTCTTTTCTTTACGCATTAAATCTTTAAAAAACTTCTTTAAACCACCGTCACCCATCGTACCTTTGGTACTAAAGTGTTTTGCTTGAAGGTCTAGGAATAATTCTTTGTCATACTCAAATGCTCTTTTCATTGAATCTTTTGTTGGTTTGCCATTATCATCATATTTAATTTCAATTTCCATTTCATCTTCCATTGCTATCCCCTAACCTAAAAATGTTTTATTAATACCTAAACCCATGCTTCCTAATTCAGGCCCCATGCCTCCTAATTCAGGCAACTTTGCTGACAACCCTCTGTCATTTGATTTAACGCGACCCATTAAACCACCAGTGCCTCTAACCTTTCTTTCCTCTGCTTTGCTAGAACGTCTTGCAGCACTCTTGATTTTTTTAGATGTATCTTTTGATTGGTTTTCAATAGATTTTAATTCGGCTTCATTCAAACCTCTAGTTTTAGTCGCATCATAACCAGTAACTCTTGTTCGAACCGTATAAAACTTAGGATTAACATTGGGTGTGTTAATTGGTAGTTGTTCAGGTCCTCCTGCTCTACCTCTTCTTCCATAGTACTTTTCATATATTGGTGTTGCAGAATCATAACCTTTTTGCTTTACTTTATAATCAAAAGTACCACGACCACCAAAAGCAGTGGGTCCTAAACGGCTAGTTTCTGTAAAGCCTGCCTTAATTTGTCGATCAAGCTGTTTACTCCACCACTCGTCCGTCCTAAAAGAGTCACCAGCTAATTTCTTTACCTCAGCTTGTAATTCTTTTTGTGGCGCAATTAAACCACGAGCTAATGCCATACCATAGTCAAGCGCAGCCATACTAAGCTCCTAATGTAGGCTTAAGTGGATCTTCTTCATCAATACCTGTCTCAGGTGTTAAGCGACCTTCAGCTAATAACATACGTTTGCCTCCACGAGACAATGCACGTTTTTTAGAAGAGTAATCTTCTGCTGCTTTACGTTTATCTTCTTCAGCTTGTTTTTTAGCGTCTGCTGTATTTTCTCTTTGCATCCTTAAAGACTCTTCTGCTGCCGATGTATCTGGCTTACCGCCACCCATTAATCCACCCATTACTTACTCCTTCTCATTATAAATGTATCTTCTTTATCCGCACTCCAGGCTTTCATTAAACCTTCAGGCTCAAACTTTAAACATTTTGCCCAAGCCATAGCACGACTGTCATTAGAGTTTACTGTTATTTGTAACCTGTGTAAACTAAACAATATCTCTACGATATCAAAGAATGAAATAGCACCTTTAGTCATAGCTATTGGGTATCGTCTAGCTTTCTCTGAAAAGACAGACCACGCTTCACCAACTCCACTCCACAAGATAACACACCCAAACACAGCAACAGGGATATTATCGTAAAACGCAGTAACAGCAGGACCGCTTCGAGACTGAATGTCCAAATAACGGATTCTATCTTCAAGCGTAACTGATTTAGTTTCATAATCTATAATGCCCTGAAAGTTATGAGTATGGTCAACATGAAATGGCAAGAAGTAAGCTTTCTTTACTTCAGGCATTCTCTTTAATATTTCAACGATATTATTTGAATACATCAAAATCCGATGTAGCAATCGTTTGTACTATAAGTGTATTAGAAGCTAGACTGTTTTTAGTCATACGTTTATGCTCTCCACCACCAATCATTAGGTAGCCAAAAGCATCGCCAATATGTGAATGTTCGTTTTTATTAGGAGAGTCTTTAAATCGTTCATGTCCAGCACCAACGGCTACTCGTTTAAAGTGGTACCCACCAGCTAATGATTTGCGTAATCGTTTACAAGAAGTATCAATAAATAACCCAGGCTTACCTGCAATCAGTCGTTGCATTGGAGCTGCTGCTCCTTCACGCCTAACTTGAAAGTTGTTACTTGCTGTAGGTTGCGCTCTTAGTCCTAAAGTTCTTAGGTAGTCAAATGCAGTTACCTCATAAATAGCATCTCGTTGCATACCAGCAGGATCACCCCATATTAATACTTGCGCTTTAGGATACCTAGCATTGAGTTCAGCTAATAGCTGTGTACCAAACCTTTCTAACCCCATGTCCTCGGTTACTATCTCATGCAACACGACCCAACGCCCATTGTTAAGTCGTTGTCCAATGGCTGCCGCTGGGGTTAAACCAAAATCCAATCCTACATGAATAGGCAATTGTGGATCATATTCAATGTCCCCACTCATCATTTGGTCATTATACTCAGGCCACACAGGTCTCCCTTCTTGTACATAAGTATATTTACCTTCAGCATAACAGCGAATCCAATCTAGGTTTTTACCCCCCAGCATTTGCATGTAATACCCGGAAGGTAGATTAGTAACATTCTCTGCTTTCTTATTTAGGTGCCACCATCTTCCCCCTGAGAAGATATGATCGTTTGCTTCTGGGTTTTCTGGTAAGTCTTCGGGTTGTACTTCAACCACTCCACCTGGTTGCTTAAAAAACTTCCAAGCGTACTTTCCTGATAGCTTTTCTTTTTCAGCAAGTCTGTACCACCAATGGTCATCATCCATTGGGTTGGTATCCATCCAGACACCATGCCAGGTAGGACCACCATCACGCTTAGTAGGATAACGGCCCACCCTGTGAGTAAGACCGTCAATAACTGCTTTAGGTAATTCTCTAGCTTCATTAACCCATGCCCCCGTTAATTCAAGTGATAAAAGTTTACGTACATCCTTTGGTTGATCCAATGCTAAGAATATCACTTCACAGTCAATCCCAGCCGCATCGCCTCTGGAGGGAAGGCGTATATGATGCGTTATGGGTGGAGTGTATAACATTGGACCAAAAGTGTTTTCAGGGAATAGCTCTTGCCATGTTTTAATTGTAGTAGTCTTGAGTTCTGGGTAAGAGTTCCTGACAATAACAAATCGTGTGTATCGAATGCCATCATGTGGTGAAGGTTTCTGTCTAACGGCACGCATCATAATTTCAGCAGCGCAAGCATAAGACTTGCCTGATCCTACTGGACCCATTAGACCACGGACGAAATCATTGCTTTGTAAAAATCCATAAGCAGTTGGCGCAGTTGTAAAGTCTAGGTCAATACCCGGACCATGTATTTCTTTTTGACTGCGTACTTTCTTATTGCTCATCGTCTATGTCACGAATTTTCATGCTTAATAATTGTATCAGTTTAGAATTTTCTGCATATAACGCATCAACAAGTTTTAATATGCGATCATTGTGTTGACGATGTATAGCGAACTCTTCACGTAAGTTTTCAATTTCCGTTTTAAATTCCATGTTCTTTTCTCCATTGTTTCCAAAGTTGTAGTGTGTGTATTGCTTTATCTATATCCTCATCGCCATTGCCTTTAAGGTCAACACGAGTCACATACTTAATAACCGTATGCTGCATAGGATTAAGACCGTTAGCCATGGAAAACTCCATTGGCTGTATCTTCATTTTAGTATAATGGTTACCACCTACTTGAGTGTCTTTAGGATTCATCGTTGTCAATTGTCGCTGGTGCCTTAATGTTAATACCAATTACTGATGGTTTATCGGACTCTTCTGGGTTATCCAGTAGTCCAGATGCTTTAGCTAAGATACGCAATATGCCTACCTTGTCCCACATCTCAATAGCTACTTGACCATCCTTGTCTATCTTAACGGATTTAATTGCTTGCAACGCATGCTCAGGAATGTCTTTGCTTGCTTTAACTTGTACCTGACCTGTGTGGTCCCATTCCATAATGTCGGTTACTTTAGTGTTTGCTATAGAGAGAAGGCTGTACACGACAGCCTCTCTATTTGCAGCAAGTGTGGTGCTTTTCTCTAAGTTCTTTTGTAGCGTTCGTACACCACCGTACCCAGCTAGGCTGGGAATCGGTTTGTTTTTGTTTTTAGTTTCTGCCATTAAAAGGGTAAATCATCCTCAAGTTCGTTTAGAGATTCACTAGAAGCGTCCTTATTTGAAACTGGTGCCGATGTCCTGGTACCTGAGTCCGCCACAGGATTACCAATCTTGATCCCACGCCAAGTCTTGCCACCCTTTTCATTATCCCATACATCGATGTAGTGTTCACTTCCATCAGGTAATAATATTTTCCCTCTCCAATCTGCATGCCAATCTTCTGTTTTTCTGTCATTGGGCCATACGGAACCTTGTCCTGGTTTTACTTCATAATCTTGAGCCATGTTCTTCTCCTATATAATCATACAAATGTACGACAGCTTTACCGCCATCGACTGCTTCCCCTCGTGCAATCTCAATGTATTCAATCTGACTGTCATCATCATACATGCCAGCCTTCATTAATGCATCCAAAATAGCCTTTAAGGTATTATCCAAATCAAACTTACGCTTTGATCGTGGATGAATCATTACACTAATAGCCACTTGTTTGTCGCCAAAAGTTTTCGGTTTTTGCGTTTTTACGATAAGCGATACCTCATTAGTAAACGCTACACCTTCCTTGCTGATGTACCGCCTATGCCCATTAGCACGCCAATAACTATTAACGCTTGGTGGGTAAGGTAACTCTAGTCGTATGGTTTGGTTCACAGCCTGTTTAATCTGCTATTAATGTCTTTAGTTAAATAAGCTTTAATTGCTTCGTTAATTAAACCTGCTTTAGTCTTTTCTTGTTCTGCTGCTGCCTTGGCTAACAGATCAACACTTTGCGGTGTTAGTCTAACCAAGAATGGTTTTAAATCACTCATATTACTCTCCTAGGTATTTAGTATAAGGTTTTTTACTTTTGCGACTTGGTTCTTTCTTTTTCTTGTCTTTCATAACATCAATCTCCTTTTCGTATTGTAATAATTTCATAAGGTCCGATGCTTGCACTTCTCGCCTTGGGCCACTGGGAAACCCCTTAGTCATTTTCCAATAGCCATCAGACCTCGTCCACCT